GTGGGCCACGCTTTCTGCTTTTCAGCTTCTGTGCGGTCTCTCATCGTGATACCTGCTGCGAGAATGTCATTATAAAATGGAAATTCACCGGATTCTAAAGATTCAAGAACGTCTTCCATTCCTGCTCTTTTCATCCATTTTAGTTGCTTGAAATCTGGTTCGATTTCCTTGTCTACAACTATTGAAGTCCAAATGTCTCGGCACAATTCGTAGAACGGTTTGCTGCATCCAAGTGACGCATAGGCTAGGCCTAGCGCGGAAGCGGCGAGTCGTCCGTAGTCTTGTGGCTTCTCTGGGAAAAACAGATGACTAAGTAAGTCTTCGTCTGTTCTGTATGGTTTACCATTCCTAACATTGTAGCCTAACGCGTACATACTGTTTGGGTGGTTTCCAATCCCTGACTTATCATCGCTTAGTTTCGCGTTGAAATAACGCATTGCCTCTTCAGCCATCATGCTGAGAAAGTTGCGCCCGTAAATATCAAACATAGGTTCTGGAAAAGATAATATCGCATCATCTCCCTGGAATCGTGACTTGAATAGCTTAGATTCAATGTCGACTCCTAGCTTTGATAGTACAGTGTAAGTCATTATCATATTTGCAAAAGAATCCATAAGCTGCGTCTGTTGGAATCCTGATCCAAAGCCGTTAAACCTCCAGCTCCAAACTTCTCCGTTCGGTAGCTCTATTGGTGTAGCTTTAATGGCATGTGTCATCCATTCCCATAGATTTTCTATCTTCTTGGGATCGACCTTTGGGTCGGGGTATATTCTAGTTGGTTCGTAAGTCGTAAAGTCATAATATGATCGCCAGATGTTGTGAACATCGTCAATCAGTTCATGTAGTAATCGTCTATCGAATCCGCTCCAATCCATTGAAATATACGTATTCTGGGTATGAGCATGCATCTCTTGAAATAATGTCATCCATCCTCCTCGTCCGATCTCTCGGTTCCAAAAGAGTCTTCCAGCTTCTGAGTTCTGGTAAGTTGCCTGTAGTGGCCAAATAAACATAAGCTCTGCGTGAAGCAGTAGCTTGGGGCATCCGAAGACGGCTCTAACATTGTCAGGTTTGTCTTCAGGCACGACATGAGTGCGAAGGTGAAGCTTCAATCTCTCGTAAGGGATAGGCTTACCTTTTTGCCAAAATGGGTGCATCTTGTACTTAATCTGATGAATCAAACGTCTGTTCAAATCAAAAATCTCATTATAAAGATTGTGATATGACGGAGCTGAGTCAAGAGCAAGTTCCATCTGCTGTTTCCATCTTAAATAGGCTGGCACTTTAATTCGCGTGTGTAGCTCCTTAAGTCTAGCTTGGTCTGGCAGTCTGATCCTCGGGTTTCCCGTCTGGTAATCTAAATTCCTACCCCATGGATAGAACTCCATCTCTGGGTTCGTCCAAGGCAATTCGGCTGATACATTTAATGTGGCCGGATAAGCTCTTAGGTCTGGAAAAGAAACCGGGTGAAGTACCCTATTAGGTCTCATCTGCTCTGCAACAACTCGCAATGCCCGGAGATAGTGTTCATCTCTAGGTATGTGATGCTTAGGAAACTCGTTTGTAAAGAAGTCTTTAACGACTGCTTCATCTGTTCCA